AAATCCAGCCCCGACGGAAGCTGGTCGCCTTTAACCTTGTCCCAGTAATCTTTTTTGTAAATTAGCTGAATATGGTCTTCCGGGATGTTTTTTAGCTCGTTTACGTCTTCCAGCGGACGGCCAAGGAAATCGGCATATGTCTTGTGTGTTATGCCCTTGTTGGTTGCCCCTCCGGGGTCGCTAGGATGATCCACAAAACCACCTTCGTGGTGTAGCACCATCTCAAGGCTTTTGAAAAAGTTTGCTTCCATTACTTTGTTAACCCTTTGGCTTTTTCAAAGCTACGCATTCCTCCGAGCCCGAGCATACCCAGTAAGACAGTCATCAAGCTGTCCATATCGAACTGAGGGTAGGCTACTGGCTCAACGCCCATGTAGGCCGTTACTACATCCATAGTAGGAAAGACTAAAAAGTGAGCAAATAAGGCCAGACTACAGCACCAGCCAACACTCGGCCTCCAGCCCGCCACAAACAAGTTCCGTGACTTGGCTTCTTCAGCATTGATAGCCAACTGCCCCTTGGCAAGTTCCTGCGCGTGGCGCTCTGCCATCGTGGCGATCTCATGCGCCAACTTGTTCTTCTGGTCTTTGTCTTCAACGAATTTACCGATTAGCTCGGTAGCTGGTCCAATAAGTGCCTGAATCATGCTGTTAACTTTCCTTTTGGTAACGCCCGACATTGCCAAGATACCGGTTTGTATCCTTGCATGTGTTTATGAACTGCGCGAGACATTTCATAGGCTCGTTTCTCGCACCGCTCATATGTGCTATAGGGCCCCCACTGGTCTTCTAACTGGTAACATTGTTCCATATTAAAAACAAGACACGCAAGAACAACCGCCTGATACATTATTTAGCCACGGGCTTGTGCTCGTGCCCCATCCATATACCAAAAACGCCCGTCATAACGCCCATAACCACTGAAACAAAAGCACTCTGCGCCCCCGTCGGTGCGTCTAACGCCATAAACCACTCGGCACAGCGCCAACTCATTACCGTGCTTGCCAGCATCATAAAACGAGGCAGTATCTTCCATTCTAAAAATTTATCTACCGTCATAGTACCACCGCAAATAAAAATATAAAAAACCCTATCGCGATAACAATTACCGAAGTTACAAGCACGACCTGCTTCATAGTTTCTTCAAACTCTTTTGCCTCGGCCAGCTTTTTACGACGTTCTACCGCAGCGGCCTCTTTAGCCGCCTGTATTCTGCGAGCCCGCTCATCTACTATACTTTGCCACGTTCCGGGGCCAAAACGTAAATCAATCAGGTTACGCATTTCCTGCATCTTTTCTTGAGCCAGTTTTGCATCTATGACTTCAGACGCAATATTAGATACCCCGAACTGGTCTCCAATCCCGGGGTACGCACTCTTAGCTCTTTTCTGCTGGACCTGCTTTTCACCTTCAAAAAGCTGGTCAACGTAACCCGCTATTTCGCCAACGTCCTTGGCCGTGTTAATGGCTGATTTAATCCCATCAACCGCGGATTTGACCAGTGCTATACCAGCCAGTGTTTCTGCTATCATTTCGCCCCCAAGCTAAACTAATGAGTATCTAGTCTCCCCGTTGTTTAAGCATCTCCCGTTCCATAGCAGATTGAATACGCTTGTCCGTCTGGCGCTCTTGACTTGCCATACGCTGTTGGAACTGATCCGCCCGCATCCGCTGGCCTGCCGCTTCCATATTAAGCTTGGCCTGATCGACCTGCATGTCGTTCTGCTCTGCCTGCGCCTTGATCTGTAGTTCCTGCTCTTTAAGCTGAACCAACGGATCAGGGCCTTGGCCGGAGACTTGCGCTGACATCTGCTGAACCATCTGCATACCCTGCGCCACGAACTGCGCGGTAAGCCCCTCGATTGCAAGCATCTCTTCCTCAGTGGCCGCTTCGCCGCCCGCGGCCTGACGGCTCTGGATAAACTGTACCGCCGCCTGCTCTCTTGCGGCTACCTTAACGTGCTCCATGACGTGCTTTTGAAGCTCCATCGCCAAAGCTGGCATAGAGCCAACCATCGGAGATGCGCCAAAAATCAAGTGCGCCATAATGTGAGACTGATGCTCCTGACCCTCAAACACTTTCAGAGGCACCATGTCCATCACGTCGATGTTTTCCTGCGCCGGGTCTTTAGGTGTTGGCTCTTCTTCCACAGCCCGCTTCATAATACGGTCCGTGTCGCGTACACCAAGGGCATCGTACATGTCCCGATACACTTCATACATGTTGTGTAATTCAGGAGCGGCACCCGCTAGCTGTAGCTTAGTCTGTGCCAAAGCAATACGCTGCGCCTGACTAAACACGTTAGGGTCGGACACCGGAATGATATCTACCCGATCGTCAAAGTCAGAAGCTTTAACTGACGCATCTTCGCCTTCAATTGTATATGGGTATTCTTCTGGTAAACTTTCACCCATCACGCGGGCCAAAAGTTTAAATTCTATCCGCATTGCGTAGTGCAACCGCTTATGCACCGCGCTCATCACGCGTGAGCCTTGCTCCAGCATCGCGATAGTCGTTCCAACCGCCGCTTGCTGGTTACCGTCTCCCACCTTCATGTCTGTAATTGTGGCAAAACGCTGTCCCGCATCCACAACAAAGCCCAAAAGCTGGAACAGTGTCTGATCTGGGCCTTTAAATGGCAGCGGCATAAGGCTGTCACGAATAGCCCCTCCGGGAGCGTCCACATCGCGGAACTCTCCGGGCTGAAGCGGATCATCGTCGTCCCGGATACGCAATCCACGGGCTTTGAAACCCGCTGGGAGATTAGATAACGTACCTGCGTCGATCAACTGCCTCAGTGCCGCTGTGGCGGTCCGTGACAAACCGCCAATCGTATGAATAAGCCCTAAACCGTAAAAACCAAAGCCCGGAAGGAACTTATAGTGTACGAAATACTGAATTTTACGCTTTAATTCGTCATCTTCGCGGTAATTACGGCGAATAGACAGCACTTGGCCGTTGTCCTGACTCAGTGTGACAACATATGGTATCTTAATACCCGTCGGCTCGCCGTCCTCATCGAGGTCTTCGTAGCCTTCTAGGTCTAAATCCACGTGACATTCTAAAATTGTGCAGTCGTAGTCGATCTGTGAGCGGCTTGTGCCGTCAATACGGTCGATTTCACTGGTAATCTGGTCGGATTCCTCTTGGGCCGGGATCACCGGTATGTCCAAATAGAAGCCCGCAACCTGTTTTTTACGCAAATCGTTAAGAGACATCCTCAAAACTTGCGTAATGTTGGGGCAAGTCTCCAAATCAGAGGTCTCATACGGTACAACAAGGTTTTCCGCCGGTATAAACTTAGCTACCGCACGTCCCAAGGTCTCGTCATAGTATACTTTTTTGAATGTAGACCCCGCCAAAGGCAGATAAAACAGCATTTGGTCAAGTTCCGGGGTGTATTCTTCCATCACATCCGTGATGTAATAGTTCATAAACTGCTTTACGCGCTGAGACTGCCGCTGTTTGTCGTTTGTTTCGCTTCCCATGATAGAAGTACGCACGGGCCCGGACGCTGGCAACAACTCATTGAACGCCTGCGCTTGAAACTGCGTAGCCGCCTCGGCAAGCAACGGGTGCGTAACCCCAGAAGCCCCTCTGAACGGCTGCGTCCTTTCCTCGTAGTTGAACCCGAGAAGATCAAGACCGTTTGCATAAGCATCTTCCCACTCCTGTCGGCTTGCTTTGTTTGCATCAAACTCATGTAAAAGCTCGCCAGCAATCCTAGATAGCTCGCGATCAGGCATCTCTTCTGCCAAGTTGGCGTAAAAGTCATCGCTTTCACCGCGCTGGTCAGACGGATCAAAATCAATCGTAACGCCGCCGTCCTCTTCCGGGGTCATCTCAATATCCATGCCCTCCGCCATGCCTTCAAAAGCCACGACGTTGTCCATGCTGCCCGGAATCTCTAATTCGACCTCCGCAGCTAAATCCTCTGGGTCTAACTGTGAGGGGACATTGTTGTCCATTAAACCGCCAATTGGTTTACGCGCCATCTGTGTTCTCCTTTAAGGCCAAAACTACCACAGTAGCAGCCTTTTTGCTAGGTCCGTGGGCCGCGGACCCTTAATCGTAAAGATAGGTTGTATCGAAATATCCCTCTTTGTCACGGGGAAAATATACATCTAAACCACCTTCAGGAGATTTAAAGTAATTTTGAGCAAGAGGCTGATCTTTTGCGGGGGTAGATTGCCGGTCGGGGCTCCTGCCTAAAATAATGTCAAGCTGTTTAAACACTTCGCGGTCCACGGATTTCGCTATGTCCCGCGGGGAAGCGTTTACCCCGGCTTCGCGAAACAGCTTAATACCAAAAGCGTTGTTACGCGTGTCCATTTTCATGTCACCATAGGTGGAAGACCCAAAACCCGGCAACATTTCAGTCAATTCCTTAATGCCCCCGGCAGTCTTCGCGGTTTCCGGGCCATATCGACGGGCTAACTCAGCAGAAGCGAGAGCATGAGCCCGCGCGTCCTCTAGCTCACCGTAAGTCGGCATATCCGGTCTCGGGCGTTGTGTTCTCATGTACTCCGGCAAAGAAAAATCTGTGGCAATAGCCATCTTCTGGCCGCCCTGTTCGTTCAGAACAGGAAAACCTTTATCGTCCTGCATCGGGATAGTGGCGGGATAATTATAATCGGTGATCAAACGATCCATAAATGTTGGTTCGTCACCGTAAATCGCGGACGCCATTTCATCGCCAATCCGACCAGAAGTACGTAAAGCGTTTAATTGCTCGGACGGGATGTTCCCCGTGACCACGTCATACATAAAGCTTGCTATACCAGCTTCCTCGGGCATTTCTGGAACAGGCCCCCCTGTTTCCATAGCAATTTCAGGGGCCGAATGACCAAAATCAGACCTTCTCCGGCCTTCTGGAAAGCTTTGATACATGTCGTAGCGCTCGGGGCCCTCTACCTCAAACTGATACTCCGGACCAAGGTAGCCGGGCTCCGTAATGTAGTCCCCTTCCCGGTATACACGGCCCGGGTACTCCCCGACATAGTACTCATCTCCGGGTTGAGCCGGAGTGGCGAACATGCTGTTCATGTCCATGTTACCCATATCTATGTATGCCGGTTCGCCCGCGCCAAGGGAAACCACGCCGCCGTCTCCAAACTTAGAAAGCGGGTCTTGGTTACGATCCGGCCCTGTATAAAGACCCGTGCTCTCATCAAAATACTTTGAGCCACCTGCATAGGCTTCAAATGGATGATCAATCATATTTTCGGTAAAGCCTAGCTCACCGGGCGGAAGAGGCGTAAATCCGGGAGGCATAGAATAAGGGTTTCTGAACGGATCAATAAGCCCTCCCTCATCCGCTAAACCAAATCCGGGTCCCGGTTGACCTGCAATCACACCGCCATTTGGGAGTAAGCCCATAAGGTTGTCTCCGCCTACGTTTCCACCAAGCGTTGGTTGCGCTTTTGGGTTCAGGAGGTTGTAATTATATAGTTTAACGAAATCCTCATAACGTCCTTCGCCCGGAAGCACTACTTGCCCCATAAATCCGTTCTTGCGCCGCTCTTGGGCAGACTTGACTGCTGCCTGCCAAGCGGAATTTACGTCACCGGGCTGGCCTTCCATTCCTCTTGGGGGTTCAGCAAAAGTAGGGATTCTAGGCCCCGGAAGCTGCATGGGTGTGCCACCAGACATTGGCCCACCACTAAACAAACCGCCGTTACCAACATCTGGACCGAAATTAGATAGGTCAGCAACTGGGCCTGAAGGCTCTGTGTTTATAACAGGTTGTTGAATCGCGGGCAACGAGCCGCCGCCGTAATTGAAATCAAAGCTGCCGCCGGATTGCCCGTTGACAAGCTGGTTTAGCTTTTGCCCCATCCCAGAGGAAACTTGACTTAGACTTTTTAGCTGACCAACGATACCACCTTCGTGGTAGTTTTCTACCAAAGCATCCGGGAATCCCTTTACATAAGGAGCCTCCCCCTCTTTCATATACAGCTTAGTTTCGCTTTCCGGATAGTTTTGAATGGCGCTAGCGCGGCGTTCCTTAAACTGCTCGATCTGATTACGCAGCTTTTCCGCCTCTTCATAGTGGTAGCGCTTCATATCTAGGGACTGGCGCACAGGGAGGTCTTCGTCATGGACGCTCTGGGCCGCGGCCAAATGACCCAGCATCTGCTCTTCCATGTTCTGAAGAAAACTATACGAGCCCTCCTCTACTTCGGCAGGGGTCATGTAACGTAACTCATCTACACCGGGAAGGGACCCGTCGTTTTGCAACTCCACCGCAGGGCTGCCGCCATCTTCAAAACCAAAATATTCCATTACGGGGTTGGTTTTTTTATAGTCGCCGGGGCCAGAAAAATACTGGCGAGCTCCGGGGCCAAGATTTTTGTAATACCCGCCACTGGCAGAAGCTTCCGGGGCCCCTGTCATATAATCCCAAACGCCCTCGGCATAATCTAAGGCCGCGGCCCCCAAATCTAC